CAATGAAGTTGCAGGACTCCGATGGTAACTTTATTTGGCAGCCAACTTGGAACTTAACTGATTCGCCGTTTGGCATGATTTTAGGTATTCCTGTTGTTCCTGATTTTGACCACATGGCCGACATCGCTAATGACAGTTTATCTATTTTTGTGGGTGACTTAAACCAAGCCTATCAGATTGTTGACCGCCGCGGCGTTAATGTGATTCGTGACAACATCACTAATCCTGATGTGGTGCAATGGTACTTTACTAAACGCACAGGTGGCGATTTGGTGAACTCCGAAGCCGTCCGTTTTGTTGAATTCAAGGCTTAATGGGAGCAATGTAATATGACTATCAATAAAGATTTACACAATCAGGTTAGCGTAGGCGTTGCCATTGCATTAACAGCAGTTGCCAATGGTGAAGATGTTGCAGGTGTAGCCATTGACCGTCAGGGTAGCGAAGGTTTGGAAATTATTTTCCAAGTCGGCGAATATACCGATGGTAGCGTAACACCGTTAATCGAAGAATCCGACAACAACAGCGACTATACAGCCGTTGCTGATGCTGATTTAACCAATACCGAAGCAAGTGCAGCCTTAACAGCCGCAGGTGTGTCAAGTATTGGTTATGTTGGATTTAAACGCTATGTACGCGCAACAGCCGTTACTGCCGCTGCATCTACATTAAGCGTTGGCGCATCGTTTGTTAAGTTTGGTTTACGTTTGCAAGGCGAAGTTGACCCAAGCTAACTAACCATAAAAAGGGCTAATCATGTCTATTTTAATCAGTGAATCGGGAAGTGAACCGATAACGACAGCCGAAGTTAAGACTTGGGCTAAAGTTGAAAACAGTGATGAAGATAGCTTGATTAGCTCTTTGATTACTTCATGCAGACGTGAGGTTGAGTCATACACTAAAAACGTATTACGGCCTCAAGTTTGGCGCAGTAAATACATTGCAGAAACAATTAAAAATCGTTTTTACTCCCCTAGAATTACCGCATCATCGGTCGTTGTCACTGTTGACGGCGATACAATTACAGATTATTTATTTAACGAAGTAACAGGCTGTTTGCGCCTTAATTATGACTACTCAAACGATGAGCTAATCGTTATTGAGTGGACAATGGCCACAGCATTATCAAGCCTAGCACCACTTACACAAGCCTTAAAAGACCTTGTAACATACCGTTTTTATAATCGTGGCTCTTACGATTTACCCGCCAATGTTGTGAGCGTGTTGAATCAATACCGAGTATTTAACGTATGAACATTGGCGAGCTAAAGCACCGTATCACGATTGAGCAATGCGCTAAAGTAAGCGATGGCCAAGGCGGCTTTACTAGCGCATGGTCAACACTCGTTAGCGTATGGTCGAAAGCGACACCACAGAGCGAGCGTGAAAGGTTTTATCGTGGTGAGAATCAACACACACAAGGTTATACATTTACAATCAGACAAAACCAAGCAGTCACAGTACCTGCAACAAGGGATAGCGATAATATACGCATTGTTCATCGTAACGAGTATTACCGAATTACGGGCGTTAGCCGCAATAAAGATGATTTAGACTTTTACGACATTAAAGCCGAGTTATGGGGAGCAGTAGCCCAATGAAAGGCGCATTGTTTTTGTTAGAGGTTGAGATTGACAGCGTGTTCACGGTATTAGCCGCGATGCGTACAACCACTATGACAGTAAATAATGAAACGGTTGATGTGACTAGCAAAGGCGATTTACAGCGCGAACTATTAGAGAATTGTGGCATACAGTCAGTAAGTATTAAGGCTCAAGGCTGCATTAGTAGTGCAGACAGCTATAAAAAAATCAGTTATGCAGCCAATACAGGCGAGATACTTAATGTAAAAATCAATAGTAACAATGGCGAAATATATTCAGGTGGTTTTATTTTATCGGCTTTTGAGACATCGGGTGAATATAACAAAGAGGGTTTATATTCAATCACGTTAGAAAGTGCTGATACCGTAAGCCGTGTTGATAACAGTTTTATACTGTTAGAAGATGGTGGATTTTTGTTGTTAGAGGATGGGTTTAAGTTTGTTTTGGAGGCTGCATAATGTCATTAGTAGCACAATTAAACGCAGCTTTAAAACGTAGGCTTGAGGCTAATCTCATTATTGCAGGTGAGATTGTCGCAACTGAGGTTAGACGTAATATCCAAACATCACCACGCGGTGGTAAAACTTACGTCAAAACCAATCCGAACAGGACACATACAGCATCCGCTCCGAATGAATCACCTGCCACAGACTTAGGTTTTTTGGTGCGCTCTATTCAAATTGAGCCTGACTTACAAAATTTAAGAGTTAGAATCTTATCGCTTCATTCAATCGCACCTTATGCCAAACGCTTAGAATATGGCGATTTAAGCAGAGGATTGCAGCCGCGTCCGTTTATGTTTAAGGGGTTGCAAGCTAAGAAACAAGTCGCAATTGCTATTGTACAAAACGCGGTTAATCAAGCTATTCGCGATATGCAGGGAGTGCCACCGATATGAGTTTGTTTAACAGTTACGTCAAGGCTGTATGGGTAAAACTAAACGGTACAACAGGCTTAGTTGGTTTAGTTAAAGAGATTTTAGACGATAAGACAGCATTTCCGAAGATTTGGTTAGAGGATGGCGGCGCGGCAGATTGGTCGAATAAAGATGATAATGGTTTAGAGGCTGTTATCACGTTGCACATTGGCAGTCGTGTCGAGGGAACAAAAGAGATTCGTGGTTTGATGGACAAATGCCATGCGGCATTGCACAATCAAGACCTAACGTTAGATAGTGGGCAAAGCGTGTTATGTCAGTTTTTGCGGCATGACATGGTTATTGATACAGACGGCATTACGCGCCATGGTGTGATGCGTTTTAATTTGTTAATCAGTGAGGTGGCATAATGGCTAAGTATAAAGGTAGTGACTTTCGTATCAAAGTACGCACAAGCACTGGCCCCGATGTTTTCGCGGTAATCGGTGGTGGTAAAACTGACTCTTTGTCTATCAGCAATGAGACGGTAGATGTAACTGACAAAGACAGCTCAGGTGCGCGTCAATTGTTAGAGGGTGCGGGTGTTCGCGCTTATTCTTGCAAGGTGTCAGGCGTGGTATCTGATAACGCGGTATTTACTGACCATGTGATGGTTGCAGCCAATGCCAATACGCATATCTACTGCAAGATTGAATCAGGTACAGGCGAAGCGTGGGCAGGCTTATGGGCTATCTCTAGTTGTGAGCGTTCAGGCGAATACAACAAAGAAGAAAACTTTAGCATGAGCTTAGAAAGCGCGGGTACAATCACTTATACAGCGGTGGCTTAATATGCGCGGTTTAGTATTGTTGGACATCGAGGGGCTAGAGTTTAATCTAGTCCCAAGTTTTGAGAATTTAGACAAATTAGAAACGGCGACAGGTAAGCCTATCTATGAGTTGATTTTTCAAATGCAACAACCCAAAGTAGGCGACATTACCAAAGCATTGCTTGCTTGTGCAGTGCCGACCACTGGCCGTTATCCTGATTGGTGGACACGCGAAGAGTTTTACAAGCGTATGCTCAAGTCAAAACGCCTAAGCGATTATGCTATTGCGGTTGCCACTTTCGCGGGTAACATCTTGACAGCGGGTAGTGATAGTGACATCAAAACCGTGTCAGAGGACGGCGAAAAAAAGTAGGTAAAGGCAGCATTTGGCATAAACTGTGGTCGAGTGCTGTCATTTACTTATCAATACAGCCGCGTGATGCGTGGCAATTAACGCCTTTTGACTTTTGGGCGTTATGGGATACGCACTTAGATAAAATGGAAATAAGCACAGGCAAAAGTTACAGCAAACCGATGTCATTGGCCGAGTTTCACGAACTAAATGAGGAGTTAGACAAAATTCATGGCAACAACTGACGACCTTATAATTAGTTTACGCGCCGATGTAACCCAGTTACAAAATAGCCTACAACAAGTCAACCAACAGTTAAACAATACACAACAGCAAGGCCAACAAGCTAACAACTCGTTATCTAGTGGCTTTGGGCAATCGGCTGATAAAGCCAAAATGTTAGCGGCTGCAATCGCTACAGCAACGGCGGCTGTCGGTGTGTTGACTGCTACCACATCAAACGCTATCCGCGAATTTAACTCATTAGCTAACAGCCTAAACCTTACATACAATCAATTAGCGCGATTGCGGTCGGTGTCAGAGGGTGCAAACCTAGAAACTGACATGATGATTGATTTGGCTAAAACGCTTAACGAGCAAATAGGCGAAGCGGCTAACGGCAATAAAGACTTTGAAGAGTCTTTTGCGCGTCTAGGTTTGTCAATGTCCGAGTTGACCAAGTTAGGCGTAGATGAACAGCTAATCACGGTTGCAAATGCGTTAGGTCAAGTTAGCAGCCAAGCAGATAAAGCACAAATAGGTGCTACTCTTTTTGGTGATAACTGGTTGCCCGCGTTAAAACTAACCGAAGTTAATGTAAAAGCATTGGCCAATGAGTTCGATAATTTACTACCGAAACTTGATGATTTAGACGTAAGCCGCGCGATTGAGGCTGACAAAGAATTTGACAAACTTATAGCAAACTTGCGTACTACTACCGAGATTGTTAGCAGTGATTTAAGCCCAGCCTTTACGGTTGCCATGCGTAACCTAAACGCGATGTTTGATGTCGATTCAAGCGACTTAGAAAACAATATAAGCGAGCTTACGTTTTTATCCATTGAGTTTGGCGCACAGTTAATTAACATTTTTACCGCAACAAAAGGTATTGTTGAAATCATAGCAGCATCTGTTGGCACATTGGGAAATATGATTGTCATGGGTTTGGGTGTGCCTGTTGCGGGCGTAATGGATATTTACAATACGAATGTTGCTTTTTTTACTAACCTTTTAATAAAAACACATAACGCATATAAAAGTTTAAAGGGTGAAAAGTTCGAACCAATAGAGTTAGTTAAAATCAACAAAACGGAAATGATAGATAAGTTAGTTAAAACAGTAAAAGATACAAAAGCAGTGCTAGAGGGCTTGGCCACTGAGGGTATAGCTGATTTTGCAAGCGGCATCGGTGGCAAAGCGGGCGAAGCGTTTAGAGATGAGGCTATCAATGAAGCAAGCCAAGTCAAAAACAAAAACAAAACAGGCGAACCCACAGCACCAAAAGGCGCGGGTGATGATGGTGATGCGGCTAAAAAGGCAGACGAATTACGCAAGGCCGCACAAGAGTTATTAAAACAGACTCTTGAATCTAACATGAGCGAATTGCAATTACAGGGCGTACATTTTCAAGCACTGCTAAGCCAACTAAAACAATTTAACGACCAAAAAGCGTTAAGCGATAGCGAGTATAAAGCAGGTGTTTTGGCAGCTAACGAAGCGTTTAATAATGATATTATCCAACAGGTTTTAGATGCTAGTGAAAAAGAACAGGCCGCGTTATTAGAAAAGCAAACCGCCGAAGATGAATATCGTACAAATCGTATTAACTCAATACAGCAAGTCATTGAAGAAAGCAGACGTGCAGGCTTAACCGAGATTGAGTTATTAGACGAACAGCACCAGCAAAAGATGGATAAGTTAGCCGAGCTACAAGAGGGCGAGGTTATCTTTAAAGATGAGCTAAAACAGGCTGAGTTACAGGCCGAGTTAGCTCATTCAGCGAAAAAACTAGATATAATGATGGGTACGGGTAACAAGATTCAAGAAATGACAAAGGCATTTCAAAAGGGACAATTGCAAGGCGCGTTATCATTTTTCGCGGCGGATTTTGGCGGTATGTCACAGCATAGTCGCAAGATGTTTGAGCTAACAAAAGCGGCTAGGTTAGCAGAAGCAGTTATCAATATACCATCAACAGTCATGGCAGCCGTGAAGCATGGTACAGAGTTAGGCGGGTGGCCAGTCGGTGCAGCGATGGGTGCGGCAGCATTAGCAAGTCAATTAGCACAGTTACGCGCTATTCAATCCTCTACGTTTGCGGGTGGCGGTAGTGCAGGCGGAGGCGGAGGCGGTGCGGGTGTAGGTG